GTCAGGCCGCTGCGGCGCAAGCCGCAGCGGCTGCGGGTGATTGGAAGGCGTTGCTGGGATGTGTTGGTCTCATGCTTTGCCTTTGGTGGCTTTGGCCACGCCCGCCCCCTGCGTCTGGCCGCTGGCAAGGCTTTAAGACTGTGTTCCACGGCGAGCGCGATGGCACGCCGTGGGAACAGCGCCCTCTTCCCGACATTGAAGACATTGCTTTCGAACCTTTGGTGGTCGATGGCGTGCAAAATCGTGTCGAGAAAGCGCACCAGTCAAGCCCTAAAGTGTCTGTGAAAAACGAGGAATGGACAGCCGTTGGCGATTTGGCTGCTCAAGAGATGCGCCCTAAGGATTATGTCCATTGGGCGCTCCCGACCAATTCCCCTGGTTACGCACCTGCTCGCACCGATGAGAATCTGCAAGCTGTGCTGGAACATCGTCTTATGGCGGCGCCTCCGATGGGCGCCGCCGCTCAGAAACAAGCTTGGCTGCAGGCCGCTGCTTTGTATGGCGGCCCTTCTGTTTTGTTGCGCCACAAGCCCATATTGCCCGAAATCCGTTGGGATGAGGCTGTTGGGCCGTGGTTGGCGCACATTGAGGATGCGGCTAAGCGTGTGCGTTCTGAGGAAGCGGTTAAGCGTGTTTTGACTGTGCTGCCTGAGTTGCGCGATAAAGAGTTCAATTTGACCGAGGTTATGGTCAAGACTAATGAGCTCTTGTTCAAGCGCGCTGACGGCGGTGCGGTTGCATTGCTTCCGCGGCCTATTGCGACGATTGCTCCTTATGCGCAGGCAGTTACTGGCCCGATTGTGTATGAGGCGTGTCAACGACTGAAGGTCGCTTGGCCCTTTGAACACAAGGAGGCTACTTGTCATGTGCAGGGTGTCCCGCTTTTCTTCACGTTTGCCTCGTCGAGCACTGATTGTTTGCTTAGCCGTTGGGCGTCTCATTGGCGCGATGGCGTTGACGGGGTTTACGCGTTGTTCGCTGGTGACGACAGTCTTGTCGTCGTTGCCGTGGTCGACGTGTTTTTTGTGTTGGAGGGCGACGCCAGCAAGTTCGACGTGAGTGAGTCTAGTGGGCCACTTGAGAGTGAGAATGCATCGTTGTGCGAGTTGGGCGCTGCCGAAGCTTTGCCTTACATTGAGCGTTTGTCGAGAGCGACTTATGTTCTGAAAGGCAAGACTAGTTCGGTGCGCGTCCACCGCAATCAACGTCCTACGCGTGACACTGGTGGTGGTAACACCACCTACGGCAACACCTGGGTTAGTGGTGATGCGTGGTACTTCGTTTTATGTGATGTGCCGCGCGCTTCCTGGCGCAATGTGGCTGCTTTACAAGCGGCTTTTGCGCGCCTGGGTTTTGCCATGAAGTTGCGTGTGCATGACAACCTTAGTGACGCGAGTTTCCTGAAGGGAGTGTGGTTCCCTGCTGTCAATGGCACCATGGTTTGGGCGCCGATGGCTAGCCGCGCTCTCAAGTTTGGGAAGTCCCTGCGGCCTTTCACGGAGATCTTTGATCTGACCGCTTTGCCTAAGCGCGAACGTTATGCGGCTGGGGCCTTGGCGTTTTTGCGGCTGCAAGCTGCGAATTATGCCTCTTTTGCCCCCGTCCCCGTTTTACGGGCGTTTGTGGCCAAGTACCCTGATCCTGTTGGGTTCGCTGTGCGTGGCGACCCGCTGGAGCAGCGCTCTGAATGGCGCGTGGGGTCGGCGGATTGGAGCTGGTGTGGTGGACGCCCACAGGTTGATCAGTTGGCTGCTTTGGAGATTGTGGCCAGGCGCTACGGTGTGTCTGTCGAGGACGTGCTGAGTGCTGAACGTCTCGTGCTGGAAGCACCGGCGACCGCGTTCGTGAGCCATCCGCTCTTTGAGAGGATGGCGTTGGCTGATTATGGATAATTGGCCTTGACCCCAGGGTGTAATTGCGGGTCGTTAAATATAGCATAAATAAATACAGCTGAAAAGCTGATTGGTTAGGGGGCTTGTTGTTTCGAAAGAAAAACAGGCCATCTGATGAATGGGAAAAAAGAAGGGCGCATCGTCAAGCTCGCACAAGGTGTTGCCGCGGGAAAAGCAATCGCGGCCAGACTTAACCGCGCTACTAGCGCGGCTCCAGACGGGGGCTCAAAGCCTTCCAAAGGAGCTGGGTCTGTCGCAGTCCGAGCTGGCGACATTGCACGAGCTTTTAAACCTGTCACAGGAGCTATCGTCAAAAACTTTGCGGAATCAAGTCCCCAAGGAGGAGGAAGCAAAGACAAAGTCATGGCTCGAGTGGGGGATGGACATGCTCAAGGAGTACGGGCCGACCGTCGAAAAGTTGGCAGAATACGTACCGGAGCTACTGGCGATGCTGTAAGCTCGCCGGGCGCTTGGCGTGGACCACTGCCGCATAGCGTTGTGTCTAAGGCCAACACTGCGTATTTTACGCTTGTTGGACGCAACGCCAACCAAGTCGTCGTGCAGAAGGTGCCGAAGTTTTATCGGCCACCTACGGCGGCTGAGGTTGCTGCGATTCGTGGGCCTATTCCGAACGAGTCACATCCCGTGCCGTTGACGGCCTCCCACACGATCTCGACAGTGAAGAATGCTGAGTATGAGCACATTGATCCGAAGCGTGGACGCGTTGTCCGTGCACTCGGTTCGATGTTTCTCGGCACCGTCACGCAGAATGTGGGAGACGACGGGTCGAGTATTCCGACGACCGTTGGTCAGAGAATGAGTATGATTCTTCTCAATCCGACGGCTTTAGGTGGGCGTCTTGGTTTGTTGGGCGGCGCGTTCGAGCAGCATATGATGCGGCACGCGCGCGTTGTCTACAAGCCGAGCGTCGCAGCCACGTCTGAAGGTTCGTTGCTGATGTACGCGCGTAATGACGTCACTACGCTGGGGCTTTTGACCGGCGTGGACGAGCTTGCGCACGCTTCCACCCATGCGTCGTTTCGTCAATTCAGCGTCTTTGAGAGTGCTGAGATGAACATCGATCCAAGCGATATCAACCTGCGCTACAACAATTCTGAGGGAAGCCCTGTGGATTCGATTCAGAGTGTGTTGTTCGTGGAAGCCGCCTCTAATCTGTCGACTCTTACGGGGGCGCCAGAGGAGACCCCTTTGGATACTCCGGCGGTCAACACTTACGGCAACCTCTATCTTGTCTACGATTTTGAGTTCTTTTCGGAGTCGTTGGATTATGATGTGGGGGAGATCCACGACGGTACGCTGACCTTGCATTTTGGTTCGGCGGCTTCGTGGACCTCTGGCGAGCCGATCAATCCTGCGTTTGCGGGGGTGTCAACAGGCATCTCTTGGACGCTCGATTTCGATTTGCCTGACGCCAATTGGATGTTGTACGGCACCGTCTCAGAGGTGAGTGGTGCTCCGGCCAGCGCCAATTTTGGTGCACCGGCGTTCTCAGTGTTCGGTATGGACAACTCGCCTCATACTTTTAGGTCGGGTCAGTCGTTCTACATACCGTTGTCATCCGCTGGTTCGAATAATTTTTCTGATGGTAGTATTGGAGGAGCGCTTTATGCGTCGTTGGACGCCGGAGCTGGGACGGGTGTTTACGACACTGGTGCTTGCATCTATGTCGGCCCTGTCCCTCCTGACCCCCGTGGTTATGTTCGTTTCCACGTGCGGGCTTATTCTACCAATGATTAACCTAC